ATATCGCAGCATCTTTGTTGGATGATGACCATACCCAGTATTTAAAGGAGAGTGGTTCGGGCGGATTGGGCACAGAGGTGCCTGTTCATACCCACGTTGCCCTGCAAGGGGGGCAACTCGATTGGGATGATATTTGGACTGATGCAGTACATGACCATAGTGCCGCCGGCGAAGGTGGTCAATTAGATTGGGATAACGTCTGGTCCGACGCGGTACACGATCACAGCGCAGCCGGCGAGGGGGGTACGAGCATTCGTCCTAACCGTCTTGGCGTTGGCGCGGCAGTGGCGAACCAGAACGGGACTATCGCTTTGGCCGAGACGGCTGACCCGGCCAATGTGGCCAACGAGGGCCGTCTGTACGTCAAAGATGACGGGGCAGGCAATACCGAGCTGTACTACATGGACGAGGTTGGCAACATCAGTCAGTTGACGCCCCCGGCCGTGGCTGCGCACAACTTGCTATCGGCCACTCACTCTGACACTACAGTGGCTGCCCCGGTCGTGGGGGACCTGATCACGGGGCAGGTCGGTCCAACCTGGGCCCGGTTAGCTGTGGGTGGAGCGCATCAATTGTTGAAAGTCAATGCCGGGGGGACGGACCCTGTTTGGGCTTCTTTTGATTGGGACGATATATCCGCAGCAGCGGCAGCGGATATGGTGCATGACCATAGTGCCGCCGGCGAGGGCGACACAACTATAAATGCCACCACTTTCGGGGGCGTGGCTACCGTGAACGCTGTGTGGACCCATGCTGCCAACCTGGTTTTGGACGACGGTGTGGGGGATAGCCCACAGCTGCAATTTGTAGGCGGTTCGAATGATGACACGGCCACGATATTTCTTGATGACGATGCTATGGCTGAAAGAAGTGATCTCATCATCAAGATCCCCGGTTCAGATGTCACTAGCGTCCTGAGGGTTCAAGATAAGAACAACGTGGTACTTATGACCATTTGTGGAGATGGGCAGGTTGGGATAAACAAAAACAACCTGACGGTGATAGGAAGTGGTTTATGTTATAGCGATTCAGCCCCAGCCCTTTTGGGTGAGGTAACAGATGCCGCCACTAGCACCGTTACCGAGATCCTTCAACTGAAACACCTCACTTCTGGTATTGCCGCCGCAGGATTTGGTGGGCGACTTCTTTGTAAACTCCAAGACGCTGGTGGTAATGAAGACAACGCCGCTGCCATAGACACTGTCTGGGACGACCCCACCAATGGCAGCGAGGATAGCCACTTGGAATTCCGTTTGCGGGAAGGGGGGGTTGGTCTGGCTCAAAAAGGAGCGCTGTACCCAAATGGATGGATCGGCGATACTTTTGCCTTTATCGTCAAAAACACCAGTGGGGGGGCAGCATCAGCAGGCGACCTTGGCTACATCAGTGCCGCCGGGGAATTCAAAACGACTACAACTGCCTATAACAATGTCGAGTGGTGCGTGGTCCTGGTGGGTGGGGCCAATAACGCTGACATCTACGTGGCCCGACGGGGGCGGGTGACGGTTACACTCAATGGCAATTGCTCCGTCGGGGACTATCTCTACACCTCGACTACGGCGGGCCAGGCCCAGCCACAGAGCTACGTGCGCCCGGGGGTGTTTGGCGTTGCCTTGACTGCCAATGCCGGGGGTGCGGGCGGGACGTGCGAGGCATTGTTGCTATGTCATCGCAGAACGGTTTCTGCAGCGTTCGTGTCCGAGGGAAGTCGAATACAAAATATGACCTATTCACGATGGTCAACGACCATTAATGCAGTCGCCGGGGCGGTAATTACGTACAACGTGCCGGTCACCGGGAACGAGGATTCGATTGTGCCGAGCTACGCCGGCTCCCCGGAGCACCTGTGCAAGCTCGTATTGCACAATGTCACACGCAACAACTATGCCCTGATTCAGAGCGTGGACACAGGGGCAAATACGATCACCCTGACGGCGGCTGCCCCGGCAGGATGGGCAGCTGGTGATAGCATACAGGTAGACTCGCGCACCGCCGTCGCTCCAGCGGCGTGGCAGTACTTTGACCTGGAGATCATCTCAAGCGAGATCCCGACCCTGGCAACGGCCATCATGATCTATGGCGGGTATGTGGATACTGCTGGCATTGCGTACACCTTTTTCCAGCCGTATGAGGCCTACTCAGCGTCCAAACAGATCCTCTATTGCACACCGGGACCGGGTATTCCGAATTACTATTGGGCAATGGCACCTGTCTTCCAGAGGCGGATATGCTGGGGCAATATCGGGTCGGGGGCCGGGACTTTGGCAGCTACTTGGTGGAGGATATATGGATATGAGGTGGCAGAACCTTGATGAACCCATCCACCGCACGGTGCGCATCTTCTACATCGTGCCTGGCTTCGGTCAACTGTTGTGCGCTTGACAAAACCCTCTGAGAAATGGTATAATTACTGCGTAGAATTGCACGTCTACGCAATAATAAGAGGGGGTTTAAATGTCAGGAGAATTGGTGGAGTGGGAGCCTGGCCCGTTGGTTCCCGTCGGTGCAGACAAGCACACGCGCTATAGGCTGGGCAAGTTCACGAGGTGGATGGCCGGGCAGGGGCGGAGTTGGCACGAGCCGGATCTGGCAGCTTACCGGGACTACTTGTTACAACACCATAAGGCTATGACGGTGCAGGCGCACCTGTCCACGGTGCGAGCTCGTTACCAGGCCCTGGCCGATAGCAATGAGACGAGGCAGGCCCTGTTCGCAATGGCCACCAGGCAAACGGGCGACTTTGCCGGGCAGAAGGCCATCGTGGACGAGGTGATCACTCGTCTCAGGAACGCCGTTGATCCAAGGCTCTCTGCGGTCAAAGTCCCCACCTCTCAGGACAGGCCGGATAGCGCGTTCCTGCGGCTAACCCGGGAACAGGCCGAGGAGTTGATAGCGGCACCGGGCACGGACACTCTACAGGGCTTGAGAGATACGGCAGTTATTGCTCTGCTACTCTGTACCGGCATCAGGGAAGCGGAGCTTTGCTCCCTGGATGTCCCCGATCTACGGCAGCGTTTGGGTGGCGAGTTGGCTTTGCATGTTCGGGAGGGCAAAGGTTGCAAGGAGCGAACCGTCGTCTACGGTGCAGTGTCCTGGGTAGTGGTCGTGGTGGAAGCATGGATGCAGGCGGCAGGCATCGAGGGGGGGGCCGTCTTTCGGGGGCTGTATAAGGGCGGGCGGAAGCTCAGGCCGGGCCGGTTGTCGGTGCGGGCCGTGCAGTACATTGCAAGTGGCTATCCCATCGTCGTCGAAGGGCAAATGGTGACCGTCAGGCCCCACGACTTGCGCAGGACCTATGCGCGTCGGCTGGCCGAGGACGGGGTGGACCTGGTGGCCATCCAGCAGAACATGGGGCACAGGGACCAGAAGACGACGTTGGGCTACATCGGCACTCTGGACGCCAGCAGGAGACGGGCACCGGCTATTTACTCGTTTGACCTGGATAAACTCTTAAAGCAAAAGGGGCTGGATTTGCGTACACAAATTTAACCCCTTTTTGTATCGTCTCTTATAGAAAACCTTCACTGAATCTTCACCAAACTCACACCGAAATCTCACTGAAAACCAGGTTTTGCATTTGACTTCCAGACTAAAAACACTATAATTATAGCGAAGAATAACAAAGGGGGTGAGATTATGGAGCACAAAAAGAGACGAGGACGCAAGCCGTGCGGGGACCGCCGGTCGCCGTTCTGCGTTTATCTTAATCAGGAGGAGCGGCAGAAGTTGAAGGCGGCGGCCTACTACGGCGACAAAACAAAAAGTGCTGTCATCCGCGAAGGCATCTCGAAGGTGTACGATGAAATCATGGCGGCACAGGACGGGTGACAAAAAAGAGGCTGCCGGGAGTTGGGGTCAACATCGGCAGCCAGGTTTGGGGCGAGCTAAAAAGCATCGGGGGGTGTTTGTCGGCCCCTTTACGCTCTTTGGCTCTACTCATATCCTACCACAATATCAGGCAAATGTCAAGAGGTGATAGCATGAGAGTCAGATGGAGTAAAAAGGAAAGGGAGCCCTACCGGGGCGAGAAGGCAGTTCTGGTCTACCTTGGCAAGCGGGACACCGCCAAATTGGAGCAGTTGAGTCAGACGATGACAACGACTGAGGAGCAGGTTGTCCGAGTCGCATTGCGAAAGTTGTACGAACACACATTCAAAGGAGCTACAAGATGAAATGTCCGATATGCGGCCATAAGCTAGAAAGGAAGGCGACGAAGTATGGCGTCATTTGGGAATGCTCGAATCCGAAATGCTGGTACTATGAAGACTGAGCTGAGCGGTCTCATTGCTCTATACAGGTTGCAACTCAACGTCGTCCGCTGGCTGCGCAGAGGCTATAAACAAGAAAGAGATACATTGCCTCCCCGGTGGCAGGAGGCGTACGAGAACAACCTGTGGGATGCGCAGTATTGGTGGGAGCGAGCGATGGAAACGAAGCGGCAGATCAAAATCCTGGTGAAAGGAGGTGATACGAATGTCGGTCAGCCTACAGGTAGGTGACACGCCAAGAGATCGGGTTTGTGACGTCTGTGGGTGTCTCATCAAGGCGAAGAGGACAGGTTGTGTTCAGGAGAACGGCAGTACCATTGCTTATATCTGTCCCCTCTGCCTGGGAGACCCCAAGGCGGCGATGAGTCTCTTGAGGTTACAAAGAGTATTGGCCGGGCAACTCTGGGAGATTCTGGAGGGCCTACATCCAATTGCGTGGAAGAGAGCCGCCCGTCTTCTCCGAGAGCGCCCGGCCGGTTGAATGGAATGGAGGTGGGAGGGGCGGATATGGCCGTCTGCCCCTCCCGCCTACAACACGGTGGCATCCGGTACTTATATTTTAGTCGTGGATGGGGTTTTTGTCAAGAATGGAGTCAGAAAGTAGTCAAAGTAGTCCAAGCAGTATTTTCATAAACTGGCCTTATACGGCCGTATATAGCTTTTTTACCACAAAACTACTCAGACTACTAGGTACTACTTACCTTTAAGAATATAAAGGAGAATGAGAATGGAAGGTGAGGTGACGGGGGCGCAGTTGCAGCAGGAATTCGTAAACATCATTAAGCCACACGTGAGTGTGGACGACCTGGTTTTGATGGAGAGGTGGTGTACATGGCGTTGGGCAGAAGACACGGTGGGGACTATGGTCGTTGACATTTTGGAGGCGGCCAGCGACGCCAGGGTGGCAGAGATACTCAGGCAGTTTGAAGGGACGTGGCGCTATGAGTTGTCGGAGAAGATAGTTGATTGGATTTGGGGCGACATCGTTCCGGTGGAGGAGGACGAGGAGGGCGAGACGCCGGAGATAGAGGTCCACGCTACCGATTTGGGCAACTCCATCCGGTTGGTTCAGAGGCACGGTCGTGACCTCCGGCACGTCAAAGAGTGGGGCTGGTGGATGGCCTGGAACGGTCAGATTTGGGAGCGCGGCGCTGAGAAGGCGGTCGTGGAGAAGGCCAAGGAGACGGTACTGGCCATCTACCACGAGGCAGCCGAGCTCCAGGACAGTGGGGAGCGCAAGGAGTTGGCCAGGTGGGCGGCGGTATCGGAGAGCGGCTATCACATTCACCAGATGGTCAGGTTGGCCGAGTCGGACCGGCGCGTTTGTGCCGGTCCCCAGGACTTTGATTCTAACCCCTGGTTGCTCAACGTTCAGAACGGTACGGTGGACCTGCGTACGGGACAGCTCATGGCCCATCGTCGGGAGGACTACATCACCAAGGTCGCGCCGGTGGTCTATGAGCCGATGGCGACGTGTCCTCGATGGGCGCAGTTTCTTCTGGAGATCATGGGTAACAGTCAGGAGTTAGTGCAGTTCCTGCAGCGGGCGGTGGGCCATTGCCTCACGGGGGATGTGAGGGAGGACGCCTTCTTCGTCCTGTGGGGCAGGGGGGATAATGGCAAAACGACGTTTGTGGAGGCCATCGTCAAGATGCTGGGCAAGGATGACTATGCTCATTCGGCCTCGGCGTCGTTGCTTTTGGCCAAGAGATTCGATTGTATCCCTAACGACGTTGCCCCTTTGAAAGGTCGGCGCTTTGTGGCGGCCTGTGAGACGCAGAGTGGCGGGCGGTTGGATGAGTCTCTCGTCAAAAGGATGACGGGCGGGGATACGCTGGCGGCGCGGTATCTCTATAGCGAGTGGTTCTCGTTCGATCCGCAGTTCAAGTTATGGTTGAGCACGAACCACAAGCCGGAGATCCGGGGTATGGACCACGCGATATGGCGGCGAGTTAAACTGATTCCGTTCAACGTACAGTTCCGGGGGGAGAAGGCCGACAAGGATCTGCCCCGTAAGCTGGAGGCCGAGCTTTCCGGTATTCTCAATTGGGCCATCGAGGGTTGTCTGGCATGGCAACGCCAGGGGCTGGGCGTCCCCGACGAGGTGGTAGCAGCCACGGACTCCTATAAGTCTGAGATGGATATTTTGGCTCCGTTTATCGAGGAGGAGTGTAAGTTGATTGAGGACAAGAAGGCGCAGGCCGGGCCGTTGTACAAGAGGTATAAGGATTGGTGTTTCGCCAACGGGGAGAAGGCAGTTTCCAGTCGAGAGTTCAGCGAGCGGTTGCTGGGTAAAGGATACGTTCGGGTTACTGAGGAAGGGCATCGGTACTACATGGGGCTGGAACTTAAGCCCCTACCTACATATGACGAGAGTGGAGGTCGAAATGACTAAAGAGGAATGGGACGAGTTGGTTGAGTGGATGCGTTCGGAGGAAGTACAGAAGGTTGTAGAGAAGTACGTTGAGCAGGAGGACGAAGATGAGTAGGGAGTTTGTACCTGTGGAAAGGTACCCTTTGGATATGGCAGATGGTGAACTGAAGGAGGCCCTGGGCGGATTGCCAGACTCTCAGGTGATGCGCACCTTGATAATGGCCGAGGTGCAGGCAATTCGTGAGGGGGCAGGACGGGAGTCTCGTACCATGCGTAATATGTGGTATAACTATATCAAGCCGGTGTTATCACGAGTGGGCCTATTGGGGAAAAAGACCCGCACGGGGGAAAGGGTTACGTGGGAAGGTTTGTTGTCGAAGTATCTGGCTGAGTTGGTGAGAGATGGGCTGACATCCTACTCTGAGTTACGTATCATTGACGGCAGTCGGCAGAGGAGCGTTGCCTTTGAGGTAACCGATGATATAGTCGAGCCGATAGTGTTGGTAGGGGCTCACTATCCCTGGCTTATCCTGTTCACTGAGAAAGACACCATGTGGGAGGAAGTGCAGGCGGTATCCACCTTGTATGGTGTTAGTGCCATCAGTGGCGGGGGAGAACCGGCCAACGCTTGTACTCACAATATCATCGAGGAGATACTGAGGAAAACCGACCACGACCTTGTGTTACTGTCCCTCACTGACTATGATCCGTATGGGTACATCATCGCCGAAGCGCAGGCCACACAGATAAGAGAGGCGGCCTCTGGCCGGGGGGTGATTCACGAGCGGTTGGGGTTGGAGCCGGAACAATTGACGGCGGAGGAACGGCACAATAGTGCCTATAGGCCGGCCAAGCAGAAGTTGGCAGAGTGGTTTGAGGAGACGGGCGGAGTGGATGGGGAGCCGTTGGGCCTTGAGCTTGATGCGTTGCCGTTGTCGAGGTTGCGGGGCATGTACGCCGAAGGCATAGAGCGTTACGTTGATTTGGGTGCAAGGGTAAGCGATTTGCACGAGGCGCTGGTTGATAAGTTGGCTTGTCAAGTTTTATTAACCAACTTTATGAGCATACGGGCGGCCTTAGTGTCAGGGGTGAAGTCGAGTGGGTTGTGGGAGACTATAGTTAATACTCCGTTACCCGATAGGCTCTTTTGGTCGGCGGCGCGGTTGGGGTGGGATCGTATTGACCCCACAACTATAATGGTGGATGGGAAATTACTTTTCGATTGTCAAAGGGATATCGTTAAATTTATGGTAGATATGGAGGTGTAGAAATGGAAGAGCAGAGAGCATTGGCACGATACGTGCCGCAGATTGAAGATGTGTTGAGGTTGGATAGGACGGAGGCGTCGCTGACGATACCGGCCATCCAGGCGTTGTGGCCGGTGCTGGACCAGGCCGACGACGCCTCGTTCGTAGCCAAGTCGGCGCTGATCTACTCGCTAAAGACGGTCAAGGTCAAGGACGAGCACGGCCAGTTAGTCCCCAAGTGGAAGATGACGCCGTTGGCCAGGATGGAGGATGGCGAGTACCGTTGGACGGGCGACACATGGCCGGAGTACTGCCTTAGTCATTTACAAATGAGCCCTGGCTGGGCATCCAGTCACAAGAGGCTATGGGAGGTCTTTCACGTCAAGTTGGGTTTCAGCCTGGAGGACCTCATCAGAGCGGGCAAGTCCAAGTTGGGCCATGCGGTGGCTACGGTGGACAGGCAGTATCCCGACGTGGACCAGAGGCTGATAGACGTTCTGTTTGGCAATGAGCACACCTGTAGTCTGTGCCGGGGGTTTGTGGCCTACGATGGGGAGCCTCCGGAGGACTGTCCCCACTGCGGTCAAGAATTTGCGTACACAAATCCCGGGTCGTTCGCCAACACGTTGGCCGTGCTGAACGAGGTCACACGGGAAGAGCCGCCGCCGGGGGTGTTCTCTTTCGTGGCCAACGTCGAGTGCACCTGGGACGACGACGAGCAGGTCACCGAGATCCGGGTGCTGGCTGAGGCCAGGCTGGACGAGGTGGAGTGCAGCCTGCCGGTTTGGGAAATCTTAGTCGGTGAGGGCGACGAGAGAGTACCAAAAGAGTTGGCGGGCGAGGTGTTCCAATATCTCAGGGCAAAGTTCGGGAGGTGAGGCATGGTGCGTTGGAAGCAGTGGCAGGAGGTTGTATGTGAGACGTTCGGGCTGCCTCTGATGGCCCGGCCCGGCGTCGAGGAGTGCGACTGTGGTGGTGACGGTTCTCAATTGGTCGTGGACGCCAAGCACAAGAGGTTGCCCCTGTGGCTTCTGAGGGATCATCGGAAGACACGGGGGTACGCGAAGAGTTATGAGTTGCCGGTCACCTGCTATCGCACTTCCATTGACGATGGGTTGGTTGTCGTGACGCTAAAGGATTTCAAGCGGTTTCTCCTGCCATGCTTCCAGTATCAGCGGGAGCATGGCAAGTTGCCGAAGGTAGAAATGATACAAGGGGAGTTAGAGTTTTGAGATGGACGTTAAAATTTTAACGGGCGATTTTAAAGCGGTGAACCCAGGCGCGTATGGATGTGGAATGGCAAAATCTGAAATTTTTTATAAATTTGGTCCAGTTGAGCCCACGCGCACGTGGGTGAATTTATAACCTTTCCGATTATCGGAACTGGGGCTAAGGTGTTTAAAGTAGTTCGGGGCTGGTTGGAAAATAATACAATATTTTTGGATAAGGTGTTAGCTCCAGGTGTGTGGGGGGAGTTTCTTTGGACGTACAAAAATGCAAACGTTGGGGTGCAAAGGTGATCGAGATATTGACAGGTGATTTCAGAGAATTGAGTGATGATTTAGAAGACGATAGCGTTGACTTGGTGTTTACCGATCCGGTGTATGACCGGATAGACGACTATCGCTATCTGGCTCAGGTAGCGGCGAGGGTATTGAAACCTGGGGGCAATTGCATCGCACAGGTGGGACACTACTATCTTCTGGATGCTGCCAATGCAATGGCTGAGCATCTTGACTACGTATGGACGCAAGCTGAAGTATACAGTTACTGTACTGCCCGGCATTGGCAGCGGCGTATCATGATCGGTTGGAAGCCCTGGCTTTGGTTCTCGAAAGGAAATAGGGGGGGTGGCTGGCTTTTTGACAGATATAATGGTGGTGGTCGGGATAAGCGTTATCACGGATGGGGTGATAATATTGATTTCTACTGCAATTGCGTCTCAAGGCTTACCAATCCTGGCGATCTTGTTCTGGACCCATTCCTTGGTGGCGGCACGACGGCGTTGGCTTGTAAGCAAACCGGACGGGACTGCATCGGTTACGAGATAGACCCGGCCACAGCGGACATCGCCAGGGAGCGGGTGGCCAATTGTCAGTTGCCACTGCCGGGGTTGGAGGTAGTGCAGCACGAATTGGAGTTTGCAGTATAATATGATGAAAGGAGGTCCACAGCAATGGAAATGTGGAAGTTTGCTCACGACATGCTCCTGGCGGGGGTAGCGGTGGGATTGTTACTCGCCTACGACGCCTTTGTGTTGGGTTTTGTCGTGCTCCATGCCCTGGGTGTACTGTAAGGGCTTGACAAACGCCTCTTTCTATGGTATAATAGCGTAGTAACAGAATTACCACGGATAGGGAGGGGCTATGTCGGACGAAACACGAGTGGCGGCCAGGGTTCCCAAGGAACTGCTGGAGCAGGCCAAGGAAGCGGCCAAGGCCAAGGACATCACGTTGTCTCAGGCCATCCGGCAGTGTTTACGGGCTCTGGTTGAGGGCAAGGGTTGTAAGGAGAATAGCGGAGGCGGTTAGTGAGGTATCCACTAACCGCCCCCTAACCCCGGACGACGCGGAATGGTCGCGTTCCGAGGCTACAGCCATTTTACCATAAGCGTAGCCGGCGCGCAACCAAGAGGGCGTCCGGCTATCACTTTTTAAAGGAGATTGGTGAAATGGTGACTTTAACACGGCAGTACGCTATTGCGAAAGCGCGAGCGTCGCACTTTTGCGAGGCGAACCGGTTGGCCGCTCTTTGGCCTGGGCAGGCGGCGCTGGATATCGTCTGCATGTATACGGACGTTTATGAGCGTGGTCTGTCGGTCGAGGAGCAGGCCCGTCGTCGTACTCTGAGGGCCGAGTGGTTGCGCATCGTCCATGCCTCGCCACTGGACGGCCATCAGTTTGGCTACAGATGAGGAGATTATAGAATGAAAACTTTATCGGCAATTGACATTGGATATCGCGGAGTTAAGGCGTTGGCCACCAACGACCGGCAGGCCCATTTCCCGTCTGTGGTGGGGTCGGAGGAGCGCGTGACGTTCTCGTTGGATGAGGCCAAGGTAAGTAGCCTTGTGTTGACCATGAAGGAGGGCGTTACCTGGTGCGTCGGGCATACGGCGTTGCTTCAGTCGGAGCAGAAGGCCGGTGGGGGCCGGCGTGGCGATTGGATTTTCTCAGAGCCGTATCGTGTGCTTTTGTGTGCGGCACTCTCGGAGCTTCACAAGAGTACGGTTGCCACGTCGGTTGTGACGGGCCTTCCGTTGGAGCACTATAACACCTACGCCGTCAAGGCGCGCAGCGTATTCGTGGGCGAGCATACGTTCAGGCGCAAGGGGGGGCGTTGGCAGACGGTAACCGTCGAAGATGTCCTGGTCGTCACTCAGCCTTATGGCTCTCTTTTGGACCTGGCGTTGGCCGATAACGGGGTGGCTCTGGATAACCCCTTTGCGGTGGGGGTAGTCGGCATCTGTGACATCGGGGGGGTGACTCTGAATTTGTTGGTAACGGACAGTCTGAGAGAGGTGGGGCAATGGACCAAAGGTGATGGCCTGGGACTGTTGGCGGCGTTGGAGGAGATCGCTACCGACCTTCGGGCTGACTACCCCGGCTTCTCTCCCAAGGCATACGAGGTAGCGGAGTGGGTAGATAAGGGGACCTTCTCCTACCAGGGGCAGGAGGTGGACATCGCCCCCTATGCCGAGCATCGGTTGAGTCCGTTGGTTCGGTTGATTTTGGGGCGTATGGCCGACGTGTGGTCTGAACCGGGCCGTTACGATGCAGTCCTGCTCACCGGGGGTGGGGCGGTGGCATTGAGTAAGATGCTCAAGGCGCAGATGGACAGCGTCTATGCTAACGTGACCGTCGCCCAGGACGCCATCTTTGCCAACTGTCGGGGCTATTTGAAGTTGGCCAGGCGGTTGTGGGGCGGTGAGTAATGGCAGCCGTGCGTTACACCTTCACCTTGAGTGCCGTCAAAGACGCCGACGTGGTTCGGTGGTTGGAACTGCAACCCAACATTTCTGCCGCCATTCGGGAGGCATTGAAGGCGTACGTCCAGAGGCCGACTCACTACGATTTGAGTCATAAGATGGATGAGGTCTTGACGGCGGTTCGGGCGTTGCGGTACGTGGGGGCGTCTGAGCCTGTCGAAGGTGGTGGCGAAGAGCCGGAAAAGGCCGCCGAAGGGCTTGACGAGATGATAGCCAAGTTCGCGGAGGGAGCAAGATGACTATTTTACTTGGTGTGTTGGTGGTTGTAGTAGGTGTTGTGCTCTACATTGTCGCCTTAAATCTGTACAACCAGACGAATGAGATTTTGCATCATCGGACCATGCTTAGGATGGATAAGGAGGTGCGCCGTCAGGCGATGAACATGCCGGATAAGATCACTCCTGATCCAGTTACAGGTTGCTACCCCGTGCTGGGAGAACCGGGGGGCAGGCGGTTCCTGGATTTGAATAGGGGCCTGTCCTTCGACTTTAACGGGTTGGTGAGCGCAGCGCCGGAGATAGCCAGGCCTGAGCAGTTTCGCCGGATGTTGCAGGCAGGCGGTTGGCCTCCAGGCAAGGGTGCGAATGACATTCCCGTGTTGTTGGGTCGGTCAGTGGAGTGGCCTACGGATGTGCCATTGGAGTCGGTGGTTACAAACCCCGACATTAAGGCATTGACATTGGGTGTGACTATCGGCGAGGATGGGCAACAGGAGACGGTCAAGGCGGATATGGGTAAGTTAGTCCACATCGCTGTGGGTGGCTCCAGTGGGTGGGGCAAGTCGGTGTTTCTGCGCTCATTGGGTTATCAGTTGGCGCTCTCGGGAACTCCGGTGGACCTGGCCATGATAGATTTGGAGGGGGCGACGCTGGCCCCGTTTGCCAGATGCGAGCGATTGCTGTATCCCATTGCGGAGACCGAGGGGGATGCTCTGGCCGTGTTGTCGGCGCTGACGGGCGAACTTGAGCGACGGAAAAGTTTGTACGCACAGATTCCTGGGGTGGACAGTTTGGCGGCTTACAATGCCAGGGCCGATGAACCTTTGGCGGCATTGGTGGCCATCATAGACGAGGCGACGGCGTTGTTGGGTGATAAGTCGGTTGAGTCTGCCTTGCGGACTTTGGCATTGAGGGCGCGGAAGTATGGCCTTTGGTTGGTTATGGCCGGCCAGGATTGGAAAGCGTCAAGTCTCGATACGGCCATCAGAAATCAGTTGTCCAGTCGCATTCAGTTCAAGGCTATGAGTAAGGGTCAGAGTCGGGTGTTGCTGGAGCGGAGCGGCGCTGAGAGTCTGGACGTGGAGGGGCGGGCGTTGGTCATTTTGCCCGGCAAGGAGATGTTCACCATGCAAGCTCCTTTCGTCTCTGCTAAAACCATTCTGGATGACTGTTCGGACGGGGGGCCGAGGTTCCCTATGCCAGAAGGCAATGGCTATGACTCCAAGTTGGCAGAGCGGGTCAGGGCTCTGTCACGTGAGGGGATGGGACTAGGGGCCATCTCCGATGCGGTGTTTGGCTATCGCAATGCCAAGAGGACGGGCGAGATCAAGAGGATTCTAGGGCTGGAGTGACCTGTGACTCGTGACAAGTGGCTGTGACAGGGCGAAAACAAGGCAATCTGTCACGAGTCACGGTTCGTGTAGCCAGTCGCTACGTTCTATGGCATCTCCTGGTTCAGAAAGGAGTAGGCAGGTGCCTACACGAAGGGATTTGACAACGGGTTTTTAGTCGTGGTATAATGGGGCAGAATGAACTCAGAGCCTACCGGGGGCCAGGTGGGTAGAGAGCAGTTTCAAATTTAGCGTGAGATGTTAAGAGGGCCAGTGGGAACAGGGCGAAATCCCGCTGGCCCTTTGTTTTCAGGAGCGGGGAGATGTTTGACCTATTGACAATGCAGTGTGGCAATTGCCATGCAGCGGGCAGGTGTGATGGATATAAGGAAGGTGCGTTCTGTAGCAAGGAGGCCGGTTGGCGTGAGTTGGCGAAGCCGTTGGAGAGGCTGGACGCCGAGGGGCTGGTTGAGTTCCTGGTCGGCAAGATGCAGATAGACAGCGTCCGGCTATCCCGCGCTCAGGCGTTCGAGGTCGAGGACGGCGGCCTGCTTGACAAATCCTTGCAGCAGGTCAGCGCGCAGTTGTTAAAGGATACGGACCTGTTGGCACGGATGGTAGGAGGTCGGCCACTCCCGGCAGAAGACGAGGAAGAGACTATGCTGACAGGGCTAGATGTAGACCTGGAGGCGTGGGGTTGATTTGTGTGCACAAATTTACGGGTTGAAAGACCCAAGGGATGGTACAATTAGATATATTGGGCGATCTGTTCAGCCGGAGCGACGTTATCAGGAGCATTTGTCTGACAGGACGAACAGACTGAAAGCTAGTTGGATTGACGATTTGCGGGGCGAAGAGCTTGAGCCGACCCTTGAGATTTTAGAGGAGGTTGGGGAGGAGCAGGTAGCTTCTGTGATTGAGGCGAGGTGGATACAGAGGGGGATAGATGAAGGCTGGCCTTTGACGAATGCAACTGTTCCTGATGATTGTGTATGTTCTGAGCTTATTTACTTCATTGAGCCATATTTGGTAGAGACTTATCGCTCTATGTCGCCAGTGCGGCAATTGAAGCTTGTCGAGTCGGTTATTGATGTTGATATTTATTCGTTTCGTAAGGTTGTGAACAAGGCTCTGATGGAGATTGCTTTCGACAATTGGATGGAAAGTGAATACTATGGAGCGCAATGGTAGCGGTTAGTACAAAGAAAAAGATGGAGTTGGCGGAGAGGCGGCGGCGGGTTGCTAAGTTCTATCTGAACAAAATGTCGCAGGCGAATATAGCGGAGAAGTTAGGCGTAAGTCAGGCTACTATTAGTCGAGACGTCGCTCACTTGTTTAAGCAGTGGCAGAAGGATGCGAAGGTTGACATTGCACAACGTGTTGGTTACGAGCTAGCAAAGTTGGAGTCATTAGAGACGGACTGTGCTATCCAGTTTGCCAAAACAAAGGAAGAGAGTTGGGTTCGTCTGCGAATTCGTATTCAGGAGCGCGTCGCCAAAATGCTGGGGTTGGATGCTCCCACAAAGTCAGAGATAACCGGAGCAGGTGGGGGGCCGGTTGATGTCACTTACACAGACAAGCAGCGGGCCGGAGTTATTGCTGAGTTACTTGAGCGGGCCGGAGAGAGAGTTGCTGGACCGGACGATAGCAGGTGACGCCCTCTGGTTGCCGGTGTCGGGGCCACAGTTGGCCGCTTACCTGTGCGAGGCCGACGAGTTGTTTTACGGTGGGGCAGCAGGAGGAGGAAAGTCGGATTTGCTGTTGGGTTTGGCCCTCACGTCACATCTCAAAAGCATCGTATTCAGGAGGGAGTTCCCCCAGCTCAGGGATTTAGTTCTTAGGAGCCATGAGATACTAGCCGGTACGGGGGCTACGTACAATGCCTCCAGTGGAGTGTGGCGAGGGATACCGGGGGGCCGGATGTTGGAGTTTGCGTCTTGTGGCTACGACAAGGACTTGAGCAAGTACAAAGGCCGGCCTCACGACGGGGTGTTCTTCGACGAGGTGGCGGACTTTAACGAATACCAGTACCGGTTTCTGACGGCCTGGGCCAGGACCACGGTTGAAGGGCAGCGGGTGAGAGTAGTAGCAGCAGGCAACCCACCAACGACGGCAGAGGGCCGGTGGGTGGTGGAGTATTGGGGACCCTGGTTGGATGAGAAATATTCCAACCCGGCCGAGCCGGGGGAGTTGAGGTGGTTCGCCAGGGTAGGCGACGAGGATGTGGAGGTTGGGAGTGGGGAGCCGTTCTCGCACAACGGCGAGATGGTTCAACCCAGGTCGAGGACGTTCATTCCGGCCCGTCTGTCAGACAATCCGTATCTGGCCGACACGGGTTATGGCGCAGTATTGCAGGGATTGCCTGAGCCTTTGCGCTCCCAGTTGTTGTTTGGGGACTTTACCATTGGCACGACCGATGATCCCTGGCAGGTCATTCCGACCGAGTGGGTCAGGCAGGCAATGGCCAGGTCGAGGGAGAGGCCGAAGGACGAGGAAGGGAAGCCGGTTCCTCTGTCGGCGTTAGGAGTGGACGTGGCCAGGGGGGGAGGAGATCGGACGGCCATTGTATCCAGGTACGACAACTGGTTTGGCGAAGTCAAGAGATATCCGGGTAGCGAGACGCCGGATGGGCCGTCGGTTGCAACTCTGGTCGTCAAAGAGATGGGAGGCGATACTGGAGCGCAGGTCAACGTGGACATCATCGGCGTGGGAGGGAGTGTCTACGACGTTCTGAAGTCGCAAGGGGTGAAGGCCAAGGGCATCAACTTTGCCGAAGGCACGACGGCCAGGGATAAGACGGGCCGGTTCAGGTTCAGGAACGTCAGGGCCAAGTGTTATTGGAAGTTCAGGGAGGTGTTGGACCCGGCGAGTGGGGACGACGTTTCGTTGCCCGACGATCCGGAGTTATTGGCCGACCTGACGGCGGCCAGGTGGAGTTTGACTGTGGGCGGTATATTGGTGGAGGCCAAAGAGGACATCGTGAAGAGATTGAGGCGGTCGCCCGACGTGGGGGATGCGGTTGTGTTGGCCAGTATTCCTAGGAGGACGTTGTTACTTTGAGGAAGCCAGGTGTTTTGACGAGAGCGAAGGCGGCGTATAAGTTCTATAGGGACGGTTGGCAGCAGTTCGGGATAGTGCCCAGGGAGCGGGGGCGTGGTGTGTTGGCCATCAACACGTGGGGCACGAAGGCGGCGCCGTTCATCTGGCCCGAATGGAGGATGGGCCAACCGATCTGGCAACTCGTGGATTATCCCACGTATGCGCAGGAGGGTTACAACGAGAACACGGTGGTTTATAGTGCCATCATGTACAAGGTGCGTTCTATCGTCTCTGCCCCGCTGAGGGCCTACACAGGCACTTTGGACGAGCCGGAGCTGTTGCCTCCAGACCATCCACTGTCTCAACTGGTGGCACGTCCCAATAGGTTCATGAGTTGGCCCGAGTTCCAGGGGTTGGCTGAGGTGTACTTTAACCTGTCAGGCAATTGTTACATCTACGTGGATAAGGGCACTCCGGCTCTGTACCTGTTGAGGCCCGACCTGGTAAAGATAGTGCCCCGACCGGGCAAAAAAGAGTTGATGGGCTTCCTGTATGTGCCGGAGGGTAAAGGGCAGGCCGACGGGATTCCCTATTTGCCTCAAGATATAATCCACGTCAAGTTACCAAACCCGTTGGACGAGTTGGATGGTCTGGGGTATGGCATCCCGCCGGTGTCGCCGGCAGCCAGGTCCGTTGACGTGGACAATCAGGTTACCAGGTTTCTCAAATTGTTCTTTGACAAAGGGGCCATGCCGCCGGGGTTGCTCAGCTACGACTACGAGTTGGACGACGAGGACATAGCGCGGGCCAGGGAGAGATGGCAGGAGCAGTACGGCGGGGTGGCCAACTGGACGGACGTGGCCGTGCTGGACAAAACGGGCAAATATCAAAGGCTGGGTTTGACTTTTGACGAGATGGGATTTGAGGGGCTGGACGAGCGTAACGAGGCACGCATCTCAGGGCCATTTGGTGTGCCACCTATCCTGATAGGAGCCAGGGCGGGGCTCAAGCACGCCACTTACTGTTTACCGGCTATGGCCAGAATTAGTACGCCAGGTGGGTTGAAGCACATTGCCAATATCGAGCCTGGGGATCGTGTTTGGAGCTTCGTTGATGGGGAGTTACAAGAGAAGTCGGTCATTTGGTCAGGCCAGGTGGGCAAGAAAAAACTCTATGAGATCAGGACAAAGAATCGAACCTTGCGGGCTACCGGAAACCATCCGGTACTCGTTCGCACACCAGGCAAAAAGGGAGGTGTGCCTAACCATTTACGTCACGCTGGCTATGAGTGGCGACGGGTGGACGAGTTGACTACCGATGATTGGGTAGTAGAGCCAAAGGCGTATCCAGATTGTAATATCCAATTTGCCTTTACCCCTGACCATTATCGCTTCTTTGGTGCGATTATTGGTGATGGGACAGTGGATGCGGGGCGTGGCCAGGTTCGTATGGCAATTCCGCGAAGTGATGACTGTCATGATGAATATGTAGCCCTTGCGCAAAAGCTCTTTACAAAAGATAATGGCGGCCCTATTCGGGTCGCTGAATGCCCTCGTTCCTTCAACTTCGTGGCTACAAAGTGGACCAGGCGACTTGTCGAGTTGGGGCTTGGTGATCGGGCGCACACAAAGAGGATACCGGGGTGGGTATATCAGTTATCAAGGGTGGAACGGTTGGCGTTTTTGGCCGGTTTGATTGACACGGATGGAAGTATTGACAAGCGAGGAGCGTTGACAATTGGCTTTACCAGCGAGGAATTGACACATGATGTACGTCATTTGTTCTTGACGACGGGGTTTCAATGCACCAATGTCTATCGGCGCGTTACGACACCGGATATGCTTCCCAGTCCCGGCACGAAGGACCAATACGATTTCTATCGCTTCGTTGTTTCCTCCGCCGCCATGTTGGCTGAGATACCATTCACCAATTCTACTTATAGGCATCGAGTAGAAGGGAATAGCCACCGGATTAGGGATTGTGGGAAGGACGCGGTGAGGGCAGGATTGGATAACCATTTGGGCTTTTATCGGGTCAAGGAAATCATTGAGTTGGAGCCCGAATCGGTCTATGACATAACGGTAGAAGGTGGCCATAGTTTTGTTGCTGACGGCGTGGTAGTGCATAATTCTAACTATGAGGAGGCCAGGCGGGCCTTCTGGCAGGATACGCTGGTGCCGGAGCTGCGCTGGTTCGAGATGGAGTATCAGTACTATCTGCAAGGGGACAAAGGCGAGTTTGTGATGTTCGACTTGTCCAAAGTCCCGGCGCTGGAGCCACCGGCCAAGGAGCGGGCGGACATCGCCAGGGATGCGTTCCGGGCGAGTGGCATTACGCGCAACGAGTACCGGAGTATCATCGGGCTTGATCCGGACCCCGACGGAGATGTCTACCTGGTGAGCCTGGGAGTCATCGAAGTCCCGGCCTCCCAGCAAGGGGAAGAGACGGAGGAAGGAGCGCCGGAGGCGGAGGAACAGGCGGCGCAGGTCGGGTTGAAATCGGGCGTTGGAATTCGGGAGGTGTTGGCCATCGTCCATGAGGCCGGGCGGCAGGCGCTGAAGAAGAGGAAGATGGTCTCCTGGCCGGACGTTTTGCCGCAGGTGCAGGAGCATCTGGACAACGAGGCCATTCGTACTGTGTTCCGGCAGGCTACGGAGGAAGGCTGGAGCGTGGAGGCTATGACTAACAAATTAAGGAAGGTGCTGGCATGATCTGGATTTCAGGTGTCATCGGCGTTCTATTGTTCTTTATCCTGTGTTGCGTCTCTGCCTGTCACAAGCAGTTGGAGAGGATACGGAAGCGGTTGGATAGACTCAACGGGCCGTTCAGGAGTTGTGCGACCGCATTTGGGAAAGCAGTATGCGTGAGTAGTATGATCTGTTCATACCAGGGGCAGGATGCGGAGATGTTAGACGAGAAGCTTCAGAAAGTAGTTGATGCTTGGTGGGATTATGTTGAAACCTTGGGGCCGGTCTATGAAACCATTAAGGAAATGTGTGCTACTTTTAAGGACAGTTTAAAAAGGCTGTATTTAGAGGCCGGCGCTCCTTACGGTGATACGGACGAAGGCATGTGGCGTTGGCTGTGGGAGAAATTGGAAGATGAGGATTGACAGTTTCCACTGTAACCGGTGCGGGCAAGACCATAAGGACGTGGAGTTCCGTCAGTTGTCGGGGGAGAGGCGGGGTATCTATTGGGCGTTGTGTCCTGTTACCGGGGAACCTGTTTTGCTTCGCGTTGAGGCGTTAGGGGGAGATGAGTATCCCCACCGGTTCGAGACCAAGGTTTGACAAAGTTCTATGGGTATGGTAAGATGTTAGACAGAAAGCGCAAGTTGGAGATTTACTCTCAGATAAAACGCCACTTGATTGCTCTGGTGTATCTGGTCGCCGAGTTGGCGCTGGGGGAGAAGCCGGAGAAGCTGTAGGATTCTATAGCTATTGGCCCACTGTTAGTTAGATAACACACGGCTTGTTGACCGTTACTGATGACGCGGTTGGCAGGCCGTTTTTGTTTTGGAGGAGAAATGGAACACAAATCATATCCGGTATTCATAACGAAGTTGGACGAGGAGCAAGGGATCGTTGAGACTGTCTTCGCCGTCTTTGGCAATCTGGATAAGGTCAACGACGTCATTCATCCAGGTGCGTTCGTCAAGACTTTTGTGGAGCGGGGGGGCAAGATAAAGGTTTTGGACCAACACAGGACGGATAGTGTCTTATCCGTGCTGGGCAAGCCCCGGATGTTACGGGAGTTGGGCCGTAACGAGTTGCCTCCCGATTTGCTGGCCAAATATCCTGAGGCGACCGGTGGGGCCTGGTCGCAGGTTCAGTTCAACTTGAAGACCCAGGCAGGGCATGATGTCTTTCAGCACTTCAAGGCGGGCGACATTGACGAGTGGTCGTTTGGCTACGACGCGTTGGACTTTGACTATTCCGATGTGGAGGGAGTGAAGGCGCGAAATCTCAGGACCATCAAACTCTACGAGCTCAGTCCTGTCGTCTGGGGCGCGAACCCGGCCACGGTTACCACGTCGGTCAAGATGGAGGGCAAGCCGGTAGAGGAGACGGAGAACACCATTCGCATTCAGGTCAGGGATTCGGACGACATGCAAGAGGGCAGTCTCAGGACTATTACTATCAGTGAGGATGAGGGCATTCAGGCCCTCATAGGCAAATTGCCGGGGAAGACGACCACGACCATTGCCACCTACATCTTCGACAAGGATAAGTGGACGGTGGAGAAGGCCAGGGCGTGGGTGGAGGACCACAGGAAGTCGGCCACGAAAGGCGTATCTGGCAAAACGGATTGGCCCCTGGCCGACAGGGACAGGGCGTGGGACGCGGGCGCAGCCGAGGGGCGCATCAGGTCGTGGGCCGGGGCCGAGGATGGGCCTAACGAGAAGTATCGGTCCTGTCATTTCTGGTACGACGCCGAGAACGCCGATAACTTTACGGCCTACAAATTGCTCTTTTGCGACGTGGTTGACGGGACCGTCAGGGCCGTTCCACGAGGCGTCTTTGCCGTTGCCGGTGTGTTGAGCGGGGCACGTGGGGGGACCACTATACCGGCAGGTGATCAGGACGGAATTAAGGCCCGTGTGTCGGGTTACTATGCCAGGATGAGGCGCGAGTTTGACGACGATAGCATCGTGTCTCCCTGGGAGAAGTCACAGAAGGAAGGCCGCGTGTTGAGTACGGCCAATGCAGAGCGTATCGCCTCTGCCGTCGAGAACCTGATTGCAGTGTTGGAGGCGGCAGGTGTGGAGATAGAAGCGGGGAAGGCCGGATCGGGCAGCGACATCACCCACCTCCCAAAGGGGGCCGGGTCGTGTGGCGGACCATCCACCGATGAGGACCTGCTAAGGATTATCGAGATAGAACAAGAGCAACTTAAACTAGCGGAGGTGGAATAATGGAGTACAAGGAGATGTTAGTCAGAGCTAACCAGATGTACGAAGAGGCCAAGGCTATCCTGAGCAACCCGGAGGCTACGGCCGAGGAGAAGGAGAAGGTTCAGAAGCTTATCGAGGGGGCGAACGACCTGCGGGCTCGGGCTATGCAGCTCAAGGAGGTCAAGGAGAAGGGGCAGCAGATGGCCGCCGTCCTGGAGGCAGAGCAAGGGGCCAATGAGCAACCGGTGAGCGATAGGGAGTTCAAGTCGTGGGCTGAGTTCTTGCAGGCGGCCCACGCGGCCAAGCATCCGCAGCGAGTGGGGCCGCCCGACCCCCGGTTGGTGTGGTTCAGGGACGAGCCCATTGATGCGAAGGAGACAAAGCAGATGGTTGAGGCCATCGGCGCGGCAGGAGGGTTCCTGGTTCCGACCGAGTTCCTGGCCCAGTTGCAGGTGGCAGTGGCCGAGAACGCCATCGTGCGTCCTCGCGCCACCGTCATCAGGATGGCACGTCGCTCTATCCAGATTCCCGTGCTGGACCAGACGGCTACCGGCGTGGTCGGAGCGCCCGCATGGTTTGGCGGCATGGTCGCGGCCTGGGGCAAAGAGGCTCTGGAGAAGGTGCTGGAACACATCGAGTGGCGGCAGATCGAACTCGTCGCTCATAAGCTATACCTTTATACGTGTGCGTCGGACGAGTTGGTAGAGGATGCGGCCATCTCTCTCAGCGACTTTCTGTCAGGCCCGATGGGCATGGCCGGTTGCATCGCCTTCATGGAAGATTTTGCGTTCCTGAACGGGTCGGGCGCAGGTCAGCCCCTGGGGGTTGTCACTGCCGTCAACACGCCGACCATCGTGGTGGCGCGTTCGGTAGCCGGACAGATCAACATCGTAGACCTGGCCAACATGATGCAGAGCTTCCTGCCTTCGGGCAAGGGCGTGTGGGTAGTCAGTCAGAGCGCGATGTCTAGCATGATCCAGTTAGCAGGCCCTGGAGGGAATCCGGCTTACTGGTGGATGCCGACCGGCGTGGGTGGAGTGCCCGGTACGTTGCTGGGATTGCCCGTCTTCTGGAGTGAGAAGATGGCGGCTCTGGGCAACCAGGGCGACATCCTGCTGGCGGACTTTTCGTTCTACCTGGTTGGCGACAGGCGGGCGACGACCGTCGAGAGCACAAAGTTTGATCGGTGGGCTTACGACGAGACCTCGTGGCGGGCCGTGCATCGCGTGGAAGGCCAGCCCTGGATGAGCGCGCCAATCACGTACCAGGACCAGGCCACGACCGTTTCGCCCTTCGTTATCCTGGGTGGCGTAGGCGGGTCATAAGATATGGGAGGGGGCGTACCTCTCCCTCACAAAACAAAATATGAGGAGTATAAAATATGAGTTACACCGCAGAAGTTAGCGAGTTGATGTATCCTCTTGCCATTGAGTATGCCGACAGTCAAGCCGTCGGCACGCACAACGGCGCGTGGGTCAGCTTGCAGAACTATCATCGGGCATGGCTGGTTCTGAACGTCGGCGAGATGCAGCCGGGTGCTACTCTCGATTGTGCGCTTCAGCAGGCTACCGGGCCGGCGGGCGGCGGGGCCAAGGCTATCACCAGTTCGAAGACCGGCGGGGCCAAGGCCATCACGCAACTGTCTCAGGCAGCCGGTGACGGCGACGACCTGGTTTGTATCGAGTTACAGACCGAGGAACTTGACGTCAACAATGACTTCGAGCACGTACGGTTCCAGGTTGTCGTGGCGGGGGCAGCCGTCGAGTACTCGGCCATTCTGTATGGTTGCATCGCGCGGTTCAAGCCTGTGCCAGCAACCAACTGGACCGAGATCGTTGACTAACTACGACATAAGGGGAGCGGAGACGTAAGGCCCCGCTCCCCTACAACAAAATAGAAAGGGAAGTGATGAGCAAGCTCATCGTGTGTATTGGCGCGACTAACGCCAGAGTGCGCAGCGAGCCACAGCCGGACGGGCAGGTTATCCTCGTCGTAGAAGGGGCGGGGGCAGAGAAGGTTGCCAGGCTCAATAAGGCCCTGGCGGACTTTAAGGCTCGAAAGGGCGATGGGGTCATGATGGTTTCCGGCCCTGCTTTGGTCGAGCCGGTCAGGGCGTTTTTGGCGGGGACGATCAAGGAGTTTCGGGGTGGGTAAGCAGTGGGTTCGAGTCGTCCATACAGTCAGCTATGATAAGGACGGCGTTGCGGAGATAGCCTATCCCGGCGATTGGGTAGAAATAGGTAAACACCAGGCCAGGAGGTGGCTGGCCCAGGGGCGCGTTGAGATTCCCCGACCCGACCGGCGGGAGGCATTTGTGGACTTTGAGCGTAGCGGCGTCGTGGTGCGTTCGGAAAGTCAGCCGTCGCTGTTGGGCTTTGGTGATTTGTCAACCAGGTTGCCGTTCGTCTTCGGCCCACTCCAGGACATTCCGTTTGAATTTACTATGATCTGGGAGCCATCTTTGTCAGTTACCTCGCGTGGTGTGGAGGTGGGGCTATCCCGTTGCCGTGAGTCCGGCAGTGAAGGATGGGAGTTGTTGGCCATGTTGGTAGACGAGATGACAATGGCCGCCGACGTCGGCGGCGAGGAAGAGCGGGCCAGGTCCGAGTTGGTGATACACGATTTGCGAGTGCCGGTCTACGAGCCCCGTCTTATTTGGGTGCACAAATCTTTGGCTACGGAGCGGTTCGTCCAGGCGTGGGCTTCTGAGCTTGGCGAAGGGGCAGAGGAGCACCACGCCTTCTTAAGGGCACTGTATCAGAGTGGCGTCGTGGTGAGGGCGTTGCCTTCCAACTGGCAGGCGCTTCAGGCGTCGTGGATGCCTCGATATGGCTGATGGTGTTCTGTACGTAGCCTATGGCCGTCGGGCAGTCGGCGAGGCGACGGGGAGCCTTCGTACTTTACAACAGTACCACGACTGGCCGGTGTGTGTCGTCGGCGACGAGGTGGAGGGCGCGCAGCGTATAGAGTTCCCCGACCGGGGGATGTCCGGCAGGTGGGCCAAGGTGAACCTGTTGTCTCTGACGCCGTTCGACAGGACGCTCTACCTGGACGCCGATACCCGTGTTCATGGCAGGTTGGACGTCGGGTTCGACATCCTGGCCGACGGTTGGGAATTGGTCATCGTGCCCAGCAAGGTTCAGGCGCAGCCGTTACACAACCTGGTGGAGGAAGAGCGGTGGGTTACGCAGGACGAAGTGGGCGACGGCTGGCCGCTGATGTTGAACACCGGGGTCATGTGGTTTCAGAAGTCGGGCCGGATGGCGAGGCTCTTCGAGGAGTGGCGCGAGGAGTGGGGCAGGTTCGAGAACCATGACCAGGGGGCGTTGTTGAGGGCGTTGGAGAAGTGCCCTGTCAGGGTGTGGCTGTTGGGTTACGACTTTAACAGTGACCGGGGCAAGGTAATCGAGCACCGGTTTGGGAAAGCGAGATGATGACTTTGTTTTCAGTCCCCTGTGCCTTCGAGGGACACAGGAACATTATCCAGAGGAACGCTCTCAACACCTGGGTTCGTCTCCGGTGGCAGCCACGCATTATCTTGTTGGGGAACGATGCGGGGGTAGCGGAGGCGGCGAAGGAGTTCGGGTGTGTCCACGTTCCCGACGTAGAGGTCAGTCCCCGGGGCAGGCCGGTCCTGAGCGACGTCTTTGCCAGGGCGGGGAAGATGGCAACCGATGGGGTGATGTGCTGGACCAACGCCGACATGATGTTGGTTCACCTGTCCGAGGCAGCCCTCCGGTGCAGTCGGGGGCTGAACGAGTTCCTCATGGTGGGGCAGCGTTCAGATGTGGACATTGTGGAGGAATGGGACTTCTCCCCCGGCTGGGAGGGGCGATTGGGTGATTATGCCCTCCGTACGGGGAAAGTCCACAGCGCCGGGGCGATGGATTACTTTGTCTTTAGAGATGGGTTGTTCAGGGAGATGCCGCCCTTCTACGTGGGCATTCCGATGTGGGATAATTACGCATTATCCCACGCAGCCGGTCGAGTGCCAATTGTGGACGCTACGTCGGTGGTCATGGCCATTCACCAGGAGCACGGGCGTGAGGCACGATTGGGGTACGAGTCCAGGAGCAGCCATCAGGAGGAGTGGGGAGAGTTTCAGCACAACGAGAAATTGTTTGGTGAGTACTGCAAGTTCCCCAGGAGCAAGATCAGCGACGCGACGTGGGTATTGGACGACGAGGAGTTGTGTGAAGTATGTCATATGGAACGGCGTTAGAGTTACGGGCCAGGATAGATAAAACCGGTGCAGCGGACGACGCGACGTTGACGGCCATCATCGCCGCAGCCGAGCGCAACATCAACAGGGCTTGTAACAGGGCAGATGGGTTCGAGGCCGACGTTGTGGCTTCGGCCCGGACTTACTCAGGCAACGGCAAGCCGTACCTGTACGTTGACGAGTGTGTGGAGGTAACCCTGGTCGAGGTCAAGGACAGCGCCTCAGACACCGACTACGACGCCTGGGCCGGTACGGATTGGATAGCCTGTTCGGGCGATCCGCGATCTCCCAACTTTAACCGGGTTCCCTACGACATGTTGATGGTGGACCCTACCGGAGACGAGAGCGTCTTTACCAAGGGCGTACCGACGGTCAGGGTGACGGCCAGGTGGGGCTACTCTGTAGTTGCCCCCGCCGACATTAAGGAGGCCTGTCTGATGCAGGCGGCCCGGTGGTTCAAACGGTATCAGAGCGCGATGGCCGACGTGCTGGCCGATGGGGAGTTGGGCCGGTTGTTGTATCGGCAGGCTCTGGACCCGGACATCAGGCGTATCCTGGTGGACGGCAGGTATGTGAGACCGGTGGTGGGGCGCAGGTAGGTGGCGATTCGAGTTGAGATTTACGGTGTTGAGGAGGTGCAGCGCCGGATAGGTCAAATTGCCGACGGCGTCCGTCCGGCGCTCCAGGAGGCGATAGGGGAGGCAGCGACGTTGACGGAGGAGTTGGCCAAGGGGTATGCGCCGGTCAGGACGGGCAGGTTGAGGGCCAGCATCAAGGCCGAGGTCGTCACCAGGGATACCGTCGTGCAGGGAGTGGTGGGCTCAGACGTCCCATACGCCGGAGTGCAAGAGGAGCGGGTCGGCTTCCTGGCCAGGGCACTCAGGGAAGCCGAGAGCAGGATCGTTGATTTCGTCAACAGTGCCATAGCCAGGTTGATCGGCAAGGAGTAAGAGATGGGCGTGTATTCTTTAGGTGATCTGGTAGATGCTATAGAGTCAACGTTGTCGGTCGCAGCGGCCTTGGAGAGGTCGCAGAGTTACGACGAGCTTACCGAGGGCATGGCCGACTATCCCACGTTGCAGGTCTATCCCGAGGAGAACGCAGGCACGAGTGGGTTCAGCAGCACCGACCGCATCTCGTTGAGTGGCAAGCATAGTGTCAAGGAGTATTTGATCCACGCCGATCTGTTGGCCCATCCCAGGGCCGAGATAGGCGAGGACATGGCCAGGCTGGTGGAGGCCATAGACGATTTGGAAGACATTTTGGATACGCAAGCTTACCCTCTCTTTGGTGCAGAGTACATCACGTCTTTTCGGTGGTCGTGGAAGCGAGTGGTCTTCAGTTATGCAGGAGCGGAGTACATGGGGGCCAGGTTTTTCATTACAGTTAGATGTGGAAGTGGGGGGTAGGCATGGCAGTTTACAGAGTACTGAAGAGATTGGACACGGGGCATCGGCCGGGAGACCTTGTGGACGGCAGTCAGTTCAGCCGATTGGACGTTCTGGTACGCAAGGGAGCGTTGGCTCTGGCCAAGTCGCCGCCTTTGGTGGAGTTGCCGGGGTGGACGGCCAGGGCCGAGAAATTAGCAACCATCGGGGTGGAGACAGTTCAGGATTTCCTGGACGCCGACCCGCAAACTTTGTCGGAGTTGTTCAATCATAAGCGGGGGACAACCGTTAGCAAGTGGAAGGACGAGGCCAGGGGTTGGCTTCGGGTGGAACGTAAGTCTGGATGAAGAGATTGATAATAGTGACAGGAGGTTACTGAAATGGCACAAACGACAAATAGCGTGCCGTTGGCGTGCGGCAAACTGGAAATCGCCGTTGACGCAGCCTGTTCGATCTGGTACGACATCAGCGGTGAGGACCAGAGCGTGAGCGGGACGGAGCAGGCCCGGAAGTCGGGCGAGGCGTACACTCTGGACGGTGATACGGCTCTGATTGCGGGTGGTAAAAGGGAGCCGTTGGAGTTGACCTTTGCCATCGCTTACACCGAGATTGCGACTGAAGCTTACGAGCGGATTCGGGCGCAATTCGAGACGGCCTGTGGTGGGCCGGTGTGCGTGCGTTGGTCTCCCAAAGGTGGGAACGTGGGCGACGAGCAGTTGACGTCGGCGGCCGGGGTGGTCACCGGTTTCACTTATCCGCCCATGGACGCCAGCGGGGGCGGGGTGATTCTGGCCGGGTTCAAACTGAAAGTGCCGAGTGTCGGCACGACCGTCGTAACGTCATAAGGAGGAATTCTATGCCACGCTTAACGCAGACGCGCAGGATTCAGACGGACGCCGTGCAAGGTGAGGGCTCTTACGTAGATGCTACCAGCCCCAAAGTAGGCGAGATACGGCGAGTGCAAAGGGCGCCCAAGGGTGAGGATTATGAGATAACCCTGGAGCTTCTGGTCAGGCACATCATTGGTTGGAATTGGGAAGACGAGAGTGGTAACGCGCTTCCTCTACCCAAGGACGATCCCGCCGTCATTGACGAGTTGACCAATGACGAGCTGGTATATCTGTTGAGAGAACTCACGTCTAGCAGGCACATCACAAAAAACTGAAGGTGAGGGTCGCCAAGCACCTCTGGTTGAAGACTGGCGACCCTCCCTGGGAGTTAGTAGAGTTGCGCCTGTGCAGGGACGTGTATCACTGTCTGCCTTCCGAGCTTGCGGAGGAAGATTGGTTCAACGTCGCTGCACATTTGGTGTGTATGGAAGGAGAAGCGGAGGCAAAAGGCAGTCCACATGGCTAACGTCGTTGAACTTATCGTTTTAGGGAAAGACGAGGCGTCCAAGGTATTGGGTGGAATTGGGGACGCCGTATCAAGTCTGGGCACGGTCGCCGTTGGGGCTGGGGCGGTGGCGGGGGCTGCCATTATCGGCGTGGGGGCAGCCTGTGCCAAGCTGGCAATAGACGCTGCTCCTCTGGCCGACATTAAGGCGTCCTTTGAAGGGATTGCTGAGGCGTCGGGCACTACCTCGGAGGCGGTGTTGGCTGACTTCAAAGAGAACACCGCCGGGATGTTGAGCAACGCCGATGCGATGGCCGCCTACAACGAGGCGGCTCAGTTAATTACGCCCACGTTTGCCAACCAACTCCCCGAAGCGATGCAGTATCTTTCCAAGGTTTCGGCGAGCACCGGCGAAGACCTGGACTACCTGGTTGATTCCCTGGTGCGTGGTGTGGGGCGGGAGTCTGTAGCTATCCTCGACAACCTCAAAGTTCAGGTTGATAGGCAGGCGGCTCTCGAGGCCGGGGCGGAGGCTTTGGGCAAGACTGTGGATGAGATGTCCAAAGCCGAGAGGCAAGAAGCCCTGATGACCGAGACCATGAAGAAATTGGTGGAGAACACGGCTGCCCTGCCGGATGTCACGGAGAGTGCCAACACTAAGATAAAGGCTTTGCAGGCCTCTTTCACAGATGTAAAAGACAGTATCGGGTTAGCCCTTCAACCGGCTCTGTTGGCTGTCCTGACACCATTGGGTGATCTGGCGGAGAGATATGGCCCTCAGATTACCACGTGGGCCGAGGAGGCAGGCGTATGGTTAGGTGAGAATTTGCCCGCCGCCATTGACTGGCTCGGGGAGAAGTGGAATGAGTTGTGGCCACAGGTTTCAGGAGCCGTCAGTACGGGATGGTCCATTGTTGGTCCTATTCTCAGCACTCTAGGGGGTTGGTTTTCCAGTGAAGGGCCTGACGCCATCTCCGGTCTTCAGGCGGTGTGGGAGGACAAGTTTGGCTGGATTGGTGCCTGGGTCCAGGAGAACATGCCCCTTATTCGGGATACCATTGAAGTGGTCATGTTGCGGATAGAAGAGGTCACAAGTTTTGTGTTGACCGGCATAACTGCCTTTTGGGAATCTCATGGAGAGCAAGTCATGGCCATTGTGACGAGTGCTCTGGATATTTTGTGGACCCTGTTCGACGTCGGGTTGAGAAACATCTTTGACGTGGCTAAGCTAATTATGCAACTGATCACCGGCGACTGGGAAGGGGCAGGGGAGACGTTGAAGGGCATTGCTTCGCGGACCTGGGAAGGGGTGGAGACCATCTTTGGGGACGCCCTTTCGATTTTGGGCAACCTGGTAGACATTGGGCTGTCGGATGCTGTGCAGGCAGTGGTTGACTGGTATCAGGGCATGTTGGATGCAGGCAAGCACATAACCTCCGGTTTGAAGCAGGGGATACTCGACGGGATGTCCTCTGTCAAGGACGCCCTCGTCAATGCGGTCAACGATGCCATCGCAGCAGCCAAGGCAGCTTTGGGTATCAGCTCTCCGTCCGGAGTTTTCATGGGTATCGGAAGTCTGGCCATGCAGGGTTTGGCCCTGGGTATCACCGGTTCGGCCAACGTACCCGCTGCGGCGGCAGCGACGGCAGTGACCAATATGGCCCACACCACCAACAATTATCTGACCATGAATGTCCAGACCAGGGCTACCACGGAGACGGTCCGACAGGGGTTCGAGACGATGAGGGCGTTGGTATGAGTGATTGGAAGGTCATTGTCCCGGAGGCGACCACAAATTGCGTCTTAAACCCCAGCGCCGAGGCGACGGGCAACTACGCCGCCGTAGGGGGCGCGGTCACCAGAGTAACCACCTATTCGGCCTTTGGTCTCCGCTCTTATCGGGTTCAGACGGCAGCAGACAACCAGGGTGCTACGTTTACTCTGTCAGCCCTGGCCAACGCCATCCATTACGTGACCATGTGGGTGCGTGGCACTTTGCCTGCATCGTGGGATTGGTCGCTGGATAACGTCAACTGGCACGTACCGACTCTACTTGAGGCCATTGACGCCGATTGGGGTTTGTATGGCCATCAGTTCCCGGCGGCGGAGGCCAACGGTTCGACTACGTTGCGCGTCTATCAGAATGGGGCGGGGGCAGGAGATTTCTACCTGGATGCTATTCAGGTAGAGGCAAAGGGCTATTGGACGACCTATTGTGATGGGACGCAGGAGGGTTGTGAGTGGCTCACCGTGATGCACGCCTCGACCAGCAGTCGGTCGGGGCAATCCAGAGCCGGGGGCCGGGTGCGAGACTTGCAGGACGACTACGGCCTGGACATCGGCGGGATGATGGGCGTGGGGGCTCCGCCACAGAAAGTATGGGTTGATGAGTACGCCTTTTTGCCGGGCGGGGAGTTGGACAGCATCAAGATTCCTCCCCGGCCTTTTACTTTGACCGGCGTCGTTCGGGGTGTCAGTTATGCCGATTTACACAGTAAGCGGCAGGCCCTCACCTCGGTTCTCTCCCCGGATACGTACCCTAAACAGGATGATCGGCCACAGCCGGTTCGGTTACGGTACACGGGTTCGGCGGTTCAGAAGCAAATTGCCGCCCATTACGAGGGCGGGCTGGAGACGGCCATTCGGGTTGACGACCCGTGTTATTGGGAGCGGGTGAGCGTAAGGTTTCTGGCAGACGATCCGTTCTGGTACGAGGTGGGGGAGTCGGCGGCGGTGTTGGATTCGAGTGATAGCGCGACGTTCAGGATTGTGGCGGCCAGGCTGAGGAGTACGGGGCAGTGGAACGCCCTGGGGCCGCCGAACGTGGCGGGAACGTATACCCAAATCCTGGCGATAGCGGAAGACGACGTTTACGTTTATTTCGGCGGCGGCTTTTTGAACTTTGACAATATCCCCAACGCAGACTACATCGTTCGGTACAATAAACAGACGGGGGCCTGGTCCTCACTTGGTACGGGGATGAATGGGAACGTTTGGGCTCTCACACTGGCCCCTGACGGGACGCTATTTGCGGGAGGCTCGTTCACTCTGGCCGGGGGTGTCGCGGCGAACTACGTAGCCAGTTGGAACGGCGCAGCCTGGTCCCCTTTGGGGGTAGGAACGAACCATTTTGTCTTTGCCTTGGCTGTTGGGAATGATGGGTTGCTGTTTGTGGGGGGGCGGTTCACTCTGGCCGGGGGTGTCGCGGCGAACTACGTAGCCAGTTGGAACGGCGCAGCGTGGGCTGCCTTGGGTGCGGGTATGGACGATTGGGTTTACGACCTCGTTGTTGCCCCATCAGGGGCTTTGTTCGCAGGCGGACGGTTCACCGCAGCCGGAGGAGTAGGGGCAAGTCGCGTAGCCAGGTGGCTTGACGGGGCCTGGGCCGCGCTGGGTGCGGGGGTGGACAACACCGTGTGGGCTTTGGCCGTTACGGGCGCGGGTGTATTGTACGTTGGCGGCGAATTCCATAATGCGGGGGGGAGTGCAGCGCTCCACGTGGCGAAGTGGGATGGAGCCGCCTGGTTTACCCTCAGCTCAGGGGCTAGCGCAATAGTATACTCATTGGAGATCGGTCCCGATAGCGTCCTATTTGCCGGTGGCACGTTTTCGGTGGCAGGAGGCGTTGCCGTGCCGAGAATGGCCCGTTGGAACGGTGCATCCTGGGCGCACGTTGACATCAGCCTTCCTGGCCCTCCTGGTGTTATGGCTATCCATACCGGGTGTGCGGACCCGGTCATCTCACGGAATTATGATATCTGGGTTGGATTCGATACCACCGGCACTGGCTACTACGCCGGCCTGGTATCGGTATTAAACGATGGTACACAGGCTGCGTTCCCTCGGATTATCATTAGCAGGGGAGGTGGCACGAGTGCTACTGTGAACGAAGTCAGGAATGAGACGATTGGCCGGGAACTGCTTTACAGTTATAGTCTGTTGGACGGCGAGGAGTTGACTGTGGATTTACGCCCAACACAAAGGGATGTCGTGTCCAGTTTCTTCGGGGAGCGGTTCGATGCAGTTCTGCCCGATTCGGACCTTGGAGATTTCATATTGAGGCCGGGGAGTAACAATGTCACGTGCCTCATTGACGTGGCTGGAGGGCCGACGGTGGAGGTCGGCATGATATGGAAGAGTACCTACAAGAGTTTCTGATAGAAAGGGGAGTTCGTGAAGAAATTATTGGTTGCCGTCCTGGCGCTTTCTTTGCTTTCGTATCGAGGAGGGGCCGTGTCTGATTGGTCTGTTATTGTACCCGAGGCTACGGTAAATCTCATAGCCCATCCCAGCGTCGAGGCCGCCGATATCAGCGCGTTCACGGTCGTCAACATGGCTGTATTGGCCAGGTCGTCGGCCTATAGCAAGTGGGGGGCTTATTCGTTGAGCATCACGCCAGGCGGAGGGCCGAACAACACGGGGGCGTATTACCAGGTCACCGGTGCAGCGACGACGACCTACACTTTCTCCGTCTGGGTGCGTGGGGTAGTGGGCGATGCCTATAGGATACGGCTGATTGATGGTCTGGGGGTTACATTGGGCACGACGACCTTTACCGGCACCGGCGACTGGCAGTTGGTCGAGGTTACGGGCACGACTGCAGTTAACGTGACGGTACGCTGTACTTTGACCAAAGACGTTGCCGGGGGCGTGGTCTTTTATGCCGACGGCTGGCAACTGGAACAGAAGGGATATCGCACCACGTACTGTGACGGTGACCGGGAAGGTTGTGAGTGGCTCGGCCCGCCCCACGCCGCTACCAGCCAGAGGTCGGCGCTGTCCAGGGCGGGGGGGAGAATCAGAGACCTGCAAGACGACTACAGTCTGGATGTTGATGGCATGGAAGGAGTAGGGATGCCGGTTCAGCAGTTGAGCGTAGACAGATATGCCATTCTGCCGGGTGGTCAGGCAGGCAACGTCAAGACTGCATCTCGCGAGTTCGTCTTGACAGGGCACATCCACGGCGTTACATCTTTGGACTTCCACTCCAAACGGGGAGCGTTGCTCACTCTGTTCGAGTCGGAGGCGTACCCTGGCTCGCAGTCGGTAAGGTTCCGGTACGCCGGGGCGGAGGTGGAAAAGCAGATCTCTGCCTATTACGTGACGGGGCTGGAGGCGTCCATTTTGGCCACGGACCCCTGCTATCGGGAGAAGGTGGGGCTGCGGTTCATAGCACCCGACCCGTTTTGGCACGAAGTGGGGGAGTCCTCTCAGATGTTGGATGCAGAGGATACTCTCACCGTTCGCATCATCGCCGCCAGGCTCAAGAGTACGGGGCAATGGGATGGGTTGGGGCCTCCGGCAGCACCGGGGATAGCCGTCTACGCACAGGTCAGGGCCATTGCTATTGCCAAGGATGGTTCGGTTTACGTCGGTGGGGACTTCCAGAACTTTAACAACAACGCAAACGGTGACTACATCGTGCGTTGGGATCCGGCCACCGCCACCTGGTCTCCACTCAACACCGGGTTGGACGGGATCGTCGAGGCCATCGCCATCTCACCGAGCGGGCAGGTCTACATCGGCGGGCAGTTCACGGACATCGGCGGTGGGCCTGGGGGAACGTACAATCGAATCATCCGATGGGACCCGGTGACGTCCACCTGGGCGGCGTTAGGGGCGGGGCTTAACAATACGGTACTCTCTCTGGCTTTCGCCCACAACGGGGATTTGTACGTTGGCGGTTGGTTCACCGACCTGGCAGGTGGCGGGTTGGCCAATGCGCACTACGTTGCCAAGTGGAACGGCGCAGTGTGGTCGGCCTTGAACGTCGGGTTGAACCACATCGTCGAGGTCATTGCCGTCGCTCCCGATGGGCAGGTTTATTGTGGGGGGAACTTTAACGATGTCTGGGGAGGGCCTGGGGCGACGTACAACTACATTATTCGTTGGGACCCGGTGAACTCTGTGTGGGCGGCGTTGGGTTCCGGTCTGAACGGGATGGTGTACGCCCTGGCCGTTGGGGGAGATAACGTCGTCTTCGTGGGAGGCAATTTCACGGATGTCTTTGGGGGGCCGGGGGGGACGTACAATTACGTTGCTCAGTGGAACTGGTCATCCTGGGCCGCTTTGGGTAGCGGAACGAACGGCATCGTTCGGGCCTTGGCTATAGGGCCGGATGGGTTGTTGTACGCAGCCGGTCAGTTCACAGCAGCGGGCGGGTTGACGTTTATCGAGCGACTGGCAAAGTGGAACGGCTCGGCGTGGGCGGCGTTGGATGCAGAGATGCCGGGGCTGTTGACGGGATTGGCTATCGCCCTGGGGAAGTCCGATCCGGTTATCGTGGAGAACTATGACATTTTCGTTGGGTTCACCACGACGGGCACAGCCAAGCGAGCCGGCAAGGTCACAGTCATGAGCGAAGGCACAGCAAACGAGTTTCCCCGCATCGTAGTAAGCAGATCGGGTGGTACATCGGCCCGTCTGTTGGCCATCAGGAACCACACAACGGGCAAGGAGTTGTTGTTCAATTACAGTCTGCTGGATGAGGAGACGTTGACCATTAGTCTATCGCCGAATAAGAAGAGCGTGGTGTCCGGTTTCTTTGGACCCCGGCCGGAGGCCGTTTTGCACAACTGTGATTTCGGCGAGTTCGCTTTGCAACCGGAAGGCAACGAGATCACCGTTTTTGTCAACATCGTCGGCGCACCTACGATCACGGCCTACATGGTCTGGCAAGACACATACGTGGGACAGGACTGAGAAATGGCAGGGGACTACGAAATCTGGCTGACAACGGACTACGGCGTGAGGCTCGCTCTTCTGGACGACATTCTATGGTTCAGCGCCTCCCGCGACACGGGCAAAATCGGGTTTTTCGAGGGCCAATTCAGAAAAGCGTTCGATACGGACCTGGTTCATCCCGACTACATGATTCAGGTGTGGCGTGCTCCGACGGGGGAGCGGCTATCGCTGTGGCGGCCCTATTTCATCAGGAAGTGGCGGTTCGAGACTTCCGGCAGTGAGGAGTACTTGTCGGTGTCAGGCCCTTGTGTGAACGACCTTCTGCGGCGAAGGATCGTCGCGGCCTACGCCGGATCAAGCCAATCGGATAAGTCGGGTTACGCCGACGACATGATGAAGGCCATCGTGACTGAGGCCATGTCGAACAGTGCCGCGCCTGTGCCCGAAGCAGGCACGAGAGCCTGGCCCAACCTCTCCGTGGCCGTCAATCTCAGTGCGGGGCCTTTGTTAGTTGAGTCGTGCTCATTTGACGTTTTGTTGACGTCATCCGGGGGAGGAATTTTATCGGATATCGCCAAGGCAGCCAGGGAGGCGGGCACGGAGGTGTTCTTTGACGTCGTACCTAACGTAGTCGCCTCTAATAGTATCAGTTTCCAGTTCCGAACTTACACGGGGCAGCCGGGCATGGACGTTTCCAACAGGGTGGTCTTCGATAAGGAAATGGGTAATTTTGCGGACCCCTATTTGGAATATGACTTTTTGAACGAGGAAAACTACATCTACGCCGGTGGCCGGGGAGTTGGGGATGATAGGAATGTCCAGCAGGTTTATGACGCTGGGCGCTATGGGGTCAGCTGTTGGAATCGTTGTGAAGGATTTGCCGACGCCCGGGACCAGGAAGCTGCCAATGGTGTTCGTGAGGCCGGTAGGGCTGCCCTGGAAAGAGGCCGCCCCAAGGTGCGGGTAGGTGGCGCGCCTATTGATACAGAGGGGGCTCGATTCGGCAGGGATTGGGATTTCGGATATAGGGTGCGGGCCAGGTATCGTGAAATGGAATTTGTCAGTATCGTCAAGTCTATTATCATCGGCGTGGATGAGGGGGGGCGTGAGATTATCTTGACCAAGTTGGAGCGCGAAGAGTGAACGAACAGGACCTAGTACGCAAGATTGTAAGGTTGGAAAGCCGACTTGACGGCCTGGTCATGCCGGAGACAGGAGAAGCTAATGCTCTCACCGTGAAAAACACCAGTGGTGGGACTCGCGCCGTTGGCGACGTTGGTTATATTGATGCTGCCGGCGAGTTTAAGACAACCGCTACTGCTTACCTCAATGCAGCCTGGGCTGTTGTAGTGGTAGGTGGTGTTAATAATGCCGACATCTATGTGGCCCGGCGTGGACGTGTCACAATTACTCTCAACGGTAACTGTTCGGTAGGAGACTATCTATATACCAGTACAACGGCGGGTCGGGCACAACCTCAGTCGTATGTGCGGCCGGGGGTGTTTGGCGTTGCTTTGACTGCCAACGCCGGTGGTGCGGGCGGGACGTGCGAGGCATTGTTGCTATGTCATCGTAGGACGGTTTCTGCAGCGTTCGTGTCCGAGGGAAGTCGAATACACAATATGACCTATTCACGATGGTCAACGACCATTAATGCAGTCGCCGGGGCGGTAATTACGTACAACGTGCCGGTCACCGGGAACGAGGATTCGATTGTG